CCTGTATCTTCTAAACTCTTAGATGTTTTATCACCCTCTTTTTGTACTGCTTTTAAATCTTTTATAGCCTCCTCTTCGTTGACTACGATATTAATTTCTAGTCGTCTTAACTCAGCCATTTTATTTTCTTATTTTATTAGAAAATTGAGCTTTTATTCTAAGCATATCATTTTCAATTGTTGATATTCCTTGTTGCTCGTTTAGTTTAGCGTCTTCAAGTTTGTTACGTTGTTGACCCTCTTTGGTCTCCATATTAGACAAATAAATCATATAATCGTAAAACATCATAAATAGAGAATACGGCATATTCATTATGTCATCAAACTTGATCGCTCCTGCATAAAACTTCATAACTGACGCGAAAATTAGCCCAACACGAATTATTTTTCCACTATTACCTTCTCCACCTGTTTTTCCTTTCGCTGTTGAGCTTCCGCTAAAAAAGGCTCACTGAACCAATTAAGAAATTTAACCTGAGCTTGTAATCCCCACTCAGCAATTTCTTTTTTACTAACGTCTTCATTATCCTGTTTAAGGATTAAATAAATCTGGTCAACTGCCGCCTGACCTTTCTCTTCATCTGGCTTATTCTTATACTCTTGCATTAATTTTTGAATTTTTAGTAAAGTTTCGGTTTTAATTGAGCCTACTTTATATTCTTTTTTATTAACTTTTAAAGTGTCATAAGTATCTATGACTTTGTCTAAATCTAATACTCTTGTCATATTAATAAAATTAATTTTTAACTTGAGGGGGTGGTCTTAGCACCCCCAGATAATTTTTATATTACAGATTGTTCGTCTACGATTTCAACGACTGTACCCTCTAATTCAATAGCTACGACCATTACGTCTTCGCCATTGTCACTCTGAAATGGTAATTCAAGAGCAGTAATATTTGTACATTCATCAATATCAATTCTAAATTCACGTCCTTGACTATCAGTATTTACAATACGAGCGTATTTACCGATTTTTTGTCCAGTAGTGTTTAATGTTAATTTCTTTGAAGCGTTAGGTGTATAAGTATAATCAACTTCAAGTGTTTGGCCTGAAGTGATACCACCACCGTCAATCATTACAAGAGCAGTATAGCCTTGAGAATTAACAATCAATTCGTAATCAGTACCCTCAACATAAGTAATTGAACCACCTACGTTTGTTACAGTTACAGAAGCAACAATAGTGTTATCACCATTCTTGTTAGCAAAAATCACTGCTTGACCTGTTAAGGCTACAATGTTTTCGTCTGTAATAGCAACTGGAGTTGCCGCTACGACTGATAGATTAAACAAACCGTCGTCAATCTTAGATAATGTAGTTAGGTCTACTTCAGCTAATTGTAAAGTAAAACTAGCTCTATCACCTTTAGCAAATTGAGTAATTGAAGAGCAATTGTCAAACTCAATTTCGTTATTTTCTACTTTAGAAACATAACTTGCTCCTCTTAAACAACCCAAGTCTACCAAAGAACCGACATCATCACCTAAAAGTAAACAGACTGAACCAAATCTTAAACTATCTGGTTTTTGTGCTGAACATTGACTCATAAATGTTTAAATTAATAATTAAAGCAAAATGTAGTTCCCAGTTTCTAATAACTGGTCTTTTTCGGCTCCGCCGACCTTTTTTTCAGAACCGTTCTCAACAAACTTACCGTCTGGCGCGAAATGGTTTTTCACAGCCTTTAAAGTATGTTTTGTTGTTTTTTCCTTTTTTTCCTCTTTTTCTTTTTTATCTTTTTTCGCCATAAGGATTTATGTTAATAATTAGGAAAATTTAGTTATAAACTTAAAATCAATTGGTACAAAATATAACTGGTTATCATCATTATACTGATCAACTCTGTTTATCTCGTAACTTCTATCAACAAGCTCTTGTCCGCCCATATCACCTACGAAACATTGTAATACTCTTATTATATCATCTGCAAGGTCTTGTACGCTATTATATGTTCTTGCTATCGCATTAATCTGAAAAGTATGAACGACGAAATTACAAGTTCTATCTCTATTCTCTGCTATCTTAAAATATGTAATAAAAGCCTCATAATTGGTATTTTCTAACCGTGGTTCTGGTACTACTGTTGGGAAAATGTTAAAACCACCACTTCCGTCATCAAGTAAAGAGGCTAATGCTGGGTCGTTCTTTAATTCGTTGAAAATTCCTGCTTGTATCATAATTGTGAAAAAAATCGTTTATATGCTTGAATAAATACGTCAAATAGCTTGTTAACATTGTCATCAAAGGCACTTCTCATCATCGCTTGAGCTTTTTGTCTTGAAGTTCCAAACTCTACATACTGAGCATAATCTACGTCTGTAAAAACTTCAGCACTCGTTCTGCTAGTTTCATTCTGCTCCATACTGCTTCTAAGTCTCCCAGTCTGTACAGGGGTACGTCTTTTTATTTCACCCTCTAATTGTAAAGCTGAATTATTAACTGCATACTGGTTAGCGTCATCTAAAAGCGAGATAAACTTATCTATTAAATCTGTATCTTTTACTACTACCTTAGCCATTATTTTTGAATTATTAATTTAGCGAATATTTCAAAGTGATGTTCTGAACTATCTTTTTGAACTGCGACTATTTCAAACACATTAGCTCCAACAACAATTCGGTCTTCATCAAGAACATTAACATCTGGGAGCATATAAATAACATGACTAGCGTCTGCATAAGGAGAAGCTAAATCTTTATTTTGCGAGACTAATCTTTTCTGTACTCTACATTTAGGCGTTGAAACTGTCGCCCAAGTCTTATCTAATTGACCAGTACTAGACTGACTTGCAGAATACCTTTGAATTTCGCAAGTTTTGTTGAGTAATTTTTTAAAAGACATACTAGTCGCATTTATGAGTTAACCTAAACCGCTGTCTTGAATTTAACAATTCAATGTTTTCAAAATCACCTCTTATTTTCATCTCTCCCGGCCGAGCTGACATATTTCTGAATTTATCTAAAATAAGCTTAGCTTTAGTTCCTAAGATAGCGTTATACGCGAAATCCTTATCACTACCTTTGCCCTCTTTTTTCTTATAACTATAATCACCTAAACTTTCTGAAACCAAAGTACCGTCTACATCAGTAGCTTCCTCTGGTTCTCCTTGTAAAAATAAATTCTCAACAACATAAAAGACTGAGTCTGTGATGTCTTCTAAAATTCCCACATAAGATAAAAGATTTTCAGTTGAAAGGTCGTCAATATCACGAGGGAATTTAAGTTTTTGACCAACCAATGATTGACCATTATTTTGAGTATAAAATTTATGATATTTACCAATATAACTATCAATAGCAACTTCTGCGTCTCTGATTAATTTTTCAATATCAGCTTCATTAGCAGACGACAGATCAGCTATCCTTGATTTAGCTATAACCTGTTTAGGAACGATATAACGAGCCGCATTTAACGAATATCCTTGACCTGCTGTATAATAACTAACTTTAATATTAGCTCCTACTGGTGGCTCAAAATCAAAAACGACCTTATCTGGTGCTTCTTCTCTGTAAGCATAAAAAATAAAGCCGTCATAATTAATTAACACAGTACCAGCTTCAAAGTCATTTGCCAAAGTGAAAGTGTCATCACTTCCAGTTGGTGTAATTGTTTCGTTTGCTATGTAGCCCATAGTTTTTTTTAATTATTAAGAGGGAGTATAAGGGACACCGTTACCGTCACAAAAAACAACTTTTATAGGCAAGTTTTCGTCCCACTCTGTATCAACAGTTGGGTCAGCAATAACTATTTGCTTTGCTAAGTTTTCTTCGTGTATGTCTGACATATTATTTACTAGGTGTTTGTACCTCTTTAGGGAAATTATCACTACCTTTATTAGGATATTCAACATTGGTAGTTACTTTATCACCGTTTCGTTCTCTTATAATAACTGGTGGTGTTTTTACTGGTTGTTGTGTTGGCATAATATTGTATTAATATTTATTAAGGTTGGTGAGAGCAAGGAGCAACTCCCACCGTGAGCGTATAGCGTTAGCTTAGAGCGGGTAACATTATCTCTTCAACTATCTCGTTTAACTGATCACCCCTTTTCAGCGTAAATCCGCATTGACACTCATTACCCTCAAAGTAGACTGGTTTACCCTCCTTTGGGCTACAATGTGGGCACTTCATCACCGTCTTTGGTTTTATCTTCACTATCGCTTGTTTTTTCATCTTTACTTCCTTGCTTGATACAATCTCGTTTTCTTGTAATCTGCTCACAACTGTTACAGATATAACTCAACGATATTATATTGCTCATTTTTACTGTTTTGAACAATATAAGAATACCGTTGTTGCATTTGGGACATTGATGAATTGGCATTATATCCCCCTTTTTGACCATTTTGAAATGAGCCACTTTCTCCACTTCTTTACTTTACGTTGCTGACGGTATGTTAAGTATTTTTTGTAATTCAATTTTTCCCCCTTTTTGTTATGTTAATTTTAATAACTTTAACAATATCTCTTTTAATATCGGTAAAACTAAATAAGCTAATATTCCCCCGAATATGGTAAGTATAACCTTAACCTTAATAATAAACTTTTCATGTTTACTTACTGTTGTGTTTAGACTATTAATACCTTTTTGGAGGGTACTATGCTCTTTTGTGTTGTGTAATTTTAAATCAGAAAACTGATTATTAATATTTTCTTTAATCTCTTTGATTAATGGCATAATATCTTTATTTGGCATAAAACTTTATTAAGTGTTAGCTTTGTGGTCTGCAACAACAGTGTCAAGAGTTGTTTTTTCTTGTGTTGTTAATTCATCTTCAAACTCTAAGTGCATATCACTACCATTACAGTGCA